TTCCAGCAGATGCATTTAATGCTTGAGCATTTTTCATGGCTATAAATTTAACAGAGTTATTTAAAAGCGGAACGGTAAAGGTTGTTGTAGCAGATTGTAAATCTGTACTTCCAGCTAAATAGGCAGTTCCTCCATATATATCACTAATAACTCTATGAAGATTTCTATAAGTATAGGTATTTAAAGATCTTCCATCGCATGGCACAAGCCCAATTTCATCAATATTAGACAAAAATGATCCATGACCATATGAAATTATAGATCCTACTGGGATAAAGCTATTTATGCTTGCATCAATATCATAACCAGAATCTGTTGTTAAATCCATATTTGCCATATTTATATTATATCCTAACTAAGTCTTTATAAAATAATTTACAACAAAGCTTGGTGGAATTATTGATGTGCTTGTGCTATTTACAGCTGTAAAAGATCCTGTATGAGAATGTGCCTGAGAAGCATTTCCAATTCCCGTATTCATTCCATGACCATGATCATTGCCTGTAGGGTTGCTAGAGTTTCCGCCAGAATTAACAGCATGGTAATGACCAGCTCCAGAAGCACCACCAGAAGAAAATCCAGTCTTATTTGCATTTAGTGGATTATTATCAGTTCCACCGCCACTGCCACCACCAGCAGGGGCATGGTTTATTGCATTATTATTTACATAATTATTTGTAGGATGTCCATGATCTACAGTTGTATTAGCTAGTCCATAGTTTGCTGAAGTAGAGTGCAGGTGGGCTGAAGATGATCCATAAGTTCCACTACCACTTGTTTTCTGGATAAGATATCTTGAAGATATATTTGGAAGCCTAAAGTATCCAACAGTCTCAGTTCCAAGATTATAGCTTGTTCCAATTGAAGTGTATAGGCTTTGATATTGTGTTATTAAAACTTCTTGACCGTTACAATTTAACCATCCACTGGGTACTGTAGATACTATGGAAGAAATTATTGCACCTGGTAAGAAAAATGGATTTTTACTTGTAGAAATTTGAACATTATCTTTAATTTTAAAACTACTCATATCATCCTGCCTTAATAATAAAATTTAAATAAATTGTTGGTGGAGTATTAATTGCTGTATTGGAAGAAATTGTTCCAGATCCACTTGAAGCAACTGTATGCAAATGAGTAGGAGCATTTGTATCATTTCTAGTAATATTTCCAGTATGTCCATGATTATATCCAGCATTGTTTGAGTTTCCTGCATATCCACCAGTTGAGTGAGCATGGTTTTGAGTTGTCATATTTTGAGAACTACCAGCTCTATAGTTAGCAACATTATTTCCATACCCATCAATTCCAACATCTACATTAGAGTAATGCCAGTGGTCAGTGTATACTGCATTAAAATTTGTTCCAACATTATGAGCATGTGATACTGCTGTATTTGCACTATTATTACCTGCATAAGAATATGTATGAGTATGATTATTTGCACCAGTATTTGTAGCAAGAGTTAAAGCTCCACTACCTTTTCCAATCAAATATCTTTCTCTTAAATCTGGAAGAGTATTTGAATTTCCAAGAAGAGCATACAGTTCTGGATAAGTTGTTTGAACAAAAGTTGACCCATTGCACAATAGCCATCCTGCAGGAGCAGTGGTTCCAGCATAGGTTAAAATTGTTCCAACATGTGGAAGAATTTCTAAATTATTTTCAGAAACTAAATCTTCTGAAACTTTTAAATTAGCCACTAGACTGTTACCGCCAATCGGTAGGCTTTAACTCCAACGGTAGAAGATCCAGCATTTGTAACAATAGCTGATATAACAACATTTGATCCACTTATTGCAGATGCCAGGGTAGCTGGAATTTGAACAGATCCACTATTTAAAATTGCATATTCTGTAGAAGAAACATTTGTTCCATCATTTACTACAAATAATTTAGAAGATCTATATCCAGTACCTTGCTGCATTTGAACAGTATATTCAGCGGTAGAGTATGCTGATTTTGAAAAGGTATCAATAGTAGTAGATGAATTAGTTGTAATTGTTGATTCTGCTACATTTGTATTTAAAGTAAGATTATATCTTTGAAGAGCATTTTGTAATGAACCATATGCAGACCAAGCTACCCCGTCCCACTGCCAGGAAAAACCATTTTCTGAATATATATCACCAATAGTTGGTGTGCTTGGAAATGCCATTATATATTACTCCTATTTACTAATACCATATTACCAGATGCCCGTCTCCACCATGATTTCCAGAAACTCCACCAAAACCTACATCTCCATAAGTACTTGATGTTCCATATGGATAGTCAATATCATCTACTCCTCCTGGAGTTCTGAAAGATCCTGAAATCATTATTGGATTTAGTGCTGAGGATATAATATATCCAGAGCCACCTCCACCACCTGGCATAGAGTTTCCTCCAGTATAAGCTCCAGCAGAACCACCAAAGTAACCTCCGCCTCCGCCTCCGCCATAAGGATTTCCAACACATGAACCACCTTGTAGAGAAGAACCTGCTTGACCGTTTTGATTATCTCCAACAGTTGCAGCACCACCTGCAGTTTGAGTTCCACCTTTTCCAGCAGAAGTCCAATAGTTTCTTGCTACATCAGCTTTTTTTCCAGTAAGACCTCCACCTGCACCACCATTTGCCATACCTTGATAGCTAAGTGTAGATCCACCACCACCACCAGCACCATACTGATTATCTCCACCAACAGTAGATGAACCACCACCAAATGGAGCATTTGTAGCACCAGGGAAAGCAAAACCCCCTCTTGGAACTCTTAAAGTTAATGTTTCTCCAGGGGTTACGGTCAATGTTGCTTTAGAAAATCCAGCACCACCACCATGAGAACCCTGTGTCCAGCCACCAAAGTGACCACCACCGCCACCGCCAGCCCAAGCCTTTACTAATATTTTTGTAATTCCAGAAGGGACTACCCAGGATTGATCTGTTGCAGAAAAAGTAAATCTTGCTGCAGTTTTATTATCAACAACTTCTTCTGTTCTTAATGCTCTCCAAAATCCATGTGAATATCCTTCGTACTTTGCAATGTCAGTATTAAATCTAATTTGACCTTCTGATGGACTTCCTGGACGTGCAGCAGTTGTTCCTGAAACCAATGTTTCTGCAACTGACTTTGAAAAATCTCTAGCTCTGCTCATTATAGTGCAATCTCCGTAATTGTTAATCTACTTCTACCCTGAGTAGAATAGTTTTGTGAAGCATTATTTGCCTCTGACCTATTAATAAAAAAGTTTCCAGATCTTGACTTTACTCTAAGAGAGTATGTTCTAGTAGTTAAAGAAGAATTTGTATCAAACCAGTGCCCAGAAAAAGTATTTAATAAATTAACATCTCCTACTGTTCCATAAGTTTGTTTCCATGCATCTCCAATATTATAAGTTCCAACTATTCCAGTAGACTCTCCAGTATACATACTGTTTGAATCTCTAAATGGTGCACACCAAGCAACTGGATCTGCTTGATTTACAACACCAAGAAGCATCCATTCTACTTTGATTAAAGAATTTGAAAGTTTTGGAGTAAAGGCTATAGACATTGGAGTCGTTCCATCTGTAGCGATAGTAAATGTAGATGGAGTAGTCATCACTCCATTTGAAGTTAGAGCAACGGTTTGTACTTGAACAACAGATCCTGGGGTAGTTAAAATACCATTTTTATCAATTTCTCCAACAATAACATCACTACTGTTTTTAAATTGTAAAAGGTCTGCAGACTGACCTGAAGCTGCCTTTATAGTAATTGGAGTTACTGAAGCAGAAGTAGAAGTAATTACTGTGGCTCCACGATTTACATCTGCTAGGACTCTTGCTGCTGTCATAATTATATTATACCAAACTACTTGCTATAGTTAAATAGTTTTGGTAAACCTCCTGATCTGATAAAGCTCTATTGTAAACATGAACATGTCTCATTAATGAAGAGTTTGCTGTATATCCTGGATATAGTTGAATCTGAGAATTACCAGCAGTTTTTGGACTTGTTACTGTTGATGATCCAATCTTGAGTCCATTAACATAAACGTTTGCAGTAGTACCATTTTTTACAACACCTGCATAATACCAAGTGTTTGTAGCAAATTCTAATCCAGTAGGAGCATTAAATCCTCCAACATTAGTTAGGTCAAAGTCTGCACCAGAGTTTGCTCCGTCATATCTCCAGTGAAAACTTCTTTTATTTGGATTTCTCCATACTCCAGGACTTCTATCTGTTCCGCCATTAAAAGAAAATATCTTATCATATGTTGCAGTTGTTCCATTTAATTGAAATGAGAAAAATATAGAATGGGTATCTGTATTTAATAAAGATGTTGTTCTTGTGTTATATGGCTGATTAGCCTGTAGAGATGTTCCAGATATTGGCGAAGATCCAACTGCGTTCAATCCATTTCCACTAATATCATACCAAGTATTTCCAGAACCAGGATAAGAGTTTGGATCTGTGGCATCAAGGTGTAAGCCAAGTCCATTTGTAATAATAGACAAATTATTTCTATAGTCTTGTCTATCTAATGCATATTTAACTATA